CTCGCGCCGACTTTCCGTCCCCGGCCAACGCACAGCCCGCCTCGCCGACTCTTCGCCCCACCTCAGCACGCCCCAGCCCCCGCCCCCTCTCCCCGCGCGACAAACCGTCCCGGCCCAGGTCCACCCACTCCCGCCCGCCCCCGCCCGACATGCCAACCCGCTGCCCGCCGTCGCGTCCCAGGCCCAACCGACTACCCATCCCCGCCCGACGCGTCGCCTTCCGAGCCATTCCATGCCGACTGCCCAGCCCTCCTCGCTTCGCCGCATTCCACCCCTTCCCCCTCCCCGCCGACGGTCCACCCCAGCACGACTCAGCACGACCCCAACCGACAAGCCGACCCAAGCTCGGACGCCGCTCTCCCTCCCGCACGACAACCAGCAACGAGAGGAACCCCGCAATGACCAGCGCGTTCGCCGCCTTCATCCCCAAGGCATGGCCCCACCGATTCCACGGCACCATCACCGTCCATAACCTCGCCGGAGGCGTCCCCACCGACCCCAAGGTCGCCGAAGGCTGGCTCCGCACCAAACTCGCCGACAAGGACGACCTCATTCGCGAAGCCGTCGCACAGACCATGGTCGAACGCGGCGTCACCGCCGACGAAGCCGCCAAGCTCGTCGACACCACCAAGCACCTCAACGGCTTCAAGCGCAACGAACACGGCCTCTACATCGAAGGCCGCCAGCTCAAGGCCGCCATCAAGGAAGCCGCCGGAGTCGCCCGCGCTGCGGACAAGCTGAAGTCCCGCTGGGGCAGCACGAACAAGGGTGTCCTCGGCTTCGTCGCCGAGCACATCCAGGTTGTTGAGGACATCCTTCAGCTCGGCGTGCACGAGCCGACGACCGTGCTCCAGTCGTTCCCGAAGAACCCCCGCACCGGGCAGACCGGCATCCAGTACACGGAGGTCATCGAGAAGGCCCAGTTCGACTTCACCGTGATCACGGACCACAAGTTCACGGATGAGGAGTGGGCGATGCTCTGGCTCACGGGGGAACAGCAGGGCGTCGGCGCGTCCCGGTCGCAGGGTTTCGGCCGGTACGAGGTCACCCGTTGGGAGCCGCAGGCCGCCTGAACGGAACGGGGCCGCCTTTCGGGGCGGCCCCATCCCCCACACCCGACAAGGACCCCAAGTGAGCAGCATCTACCGCGTCCTGTGCCTCTCCCACGACCCGGCCATCGTCGTCACCGATCCCGGCTACAACCGGCCGGAGCAGGCCGAGGAAGCCATCCGCGCCGGTGTCGACGAGCACCCGCACTGCGACCTGCTGATCGGCCGCTTCTCGTACCCGCTCGTGGAGGCAGGCTGCCCGGCCAGCCGGGACCGGGCCGGTGGTCATCGCTGCACGCACGGCGGCACGGTGTGGGCGGACGCTGACGTGCTGCGGCTGCTGGCGGCCGGGTACCAGTCGCAGGACGCCGGGGTGCGGGAGGCGACGCGGCGGTTCGAGGGCTGGTGCTGGTCGTGGGAGCGGCTGCGCAGACTCCGGGACGAACTCGGCATCAGCGTGCGCGAGGAGCAGCCCGCGGCGAAGGCCGGGTGTGCGCACTGCGGCGAGCCGATCGTCGGCCCGCACATCCGGGAGTGGAACGGACCTGCAGGGAACCCGACGCGGCGCTGGCACGGCGACCGGCCCGAGTGCGAGGTGGCGGCCACGCGGGCGGAGGCACCGGACGGCACGCGCTACGACTGGCACGACGGCACGGACGGCGCCACACCACACCGCGCCGCGAATGAGCAGCCCGTGTCTGCGCCGGACACGCCCCCGATGAAGGCGCCACCGCCGCGCGACTGCTTGTTCGCCCGTGGCGGCGGTCGACCCTGCCTCGCCTCAGACCGCTGCGCCAACTGCGACCCGAAGGAGCAGCTTTGACGGTCAGCCAGATAATCGCGTGCGCCATCGCCTGGACCGCCGCCATCGTGGCCATCACCGCACACGTCGCGATCCGCTACCACCTGCGGATGCCCCTGTACGGCGGCACGCTCACCACGGTCGAGCCGCTGACCGAGGAGGAGTTCGCGGCACTGGCGGCTCGGCTGGAGCGTGAATACGGCAAGTACCGCGACGGGCGGGCCATGCCGGTGGTGGAGATCGACGACAAGGAGCGGCCCGGTGCCTGAGCCCACCGGCATCCCCGAGATCTGCCCCCACTGCGACCAGCCCCAGCCGCCCAACCAGACCGACGAGCACATCGCCACCGCCCACGCCGACGTCCCGCCCTGCACGGCGACCCTCGACAACGAGCACACCGGCGGCGTCCTGCGCTGCGTGCTCCGCGCCTGGCACCGCGGCGGGCGTGGCGAGTACGGCGACTATCACGTCAGCGCGCGTGGACCGGTGGGCCGCACGGTGTGGAACGACAGCGCGGATGGTGCTACCCCGCACCAGACCAGCGAGGAGCAGCCCGGTGCCTGACTTGCACGGCTGGATCGCCCAGCAGGTCACCGAGACCGAAGAGACCGCACGCAAGGCCGCCAGCCTGTGTGGCTGCCACCCGCCTGCCCCGTTCTGGACGTTCCGTGACGGCGACGAGCCGACCGACGGGCGCATCCTGGTGGCCGACGACCCACACCCGGACACCAAGCGCAAGCTGGGGCGGCGGTGGAACGGCTCGTATGAGGGGCTGTTCACGGCTGAGCACATCGTGCGGCATGATCCGGCTGCTGTGCTCCGCCGCTGCGCCGCCGACCGGAAGATCCTGGACCTGCACCGGCCTGTGGACTGCAAGGCGTTCGGCTGCGACTGCCGCAACAAGTGCGCCACCTGCGACTGGACCGAGAGCCAGGAAGAAGGCCGGGAGCCCTATTGGGGGTACCCCGACCCACACGTCTACCCCTGCCCCACGGCCCGCCACCTCGCGGAAGGGTACGGATGGAAGGAGGCGGAGCGGTGAGCCGTTGGGGTGAGCTGATCCCGCACCGCGACGGCGACGGCTGCCTGTGCGGCTGCCGAGACGATCCGCCGGTGCAGTGCTGGCACACCGAACCCGGTAGCCCTTGTGACTGGAACGTCTGCCGCCAGCCCGAGCGTGCCGCTGCTGGTGATCGTGGCACCGATCCCGCACGCGGTGGCGTGGCCGTCGACCCGCGGGACCTGATCCCGCTGTACACCGACGACACGTCCATCCGCATCCGGTGCATCGGCGGCCCGGAGGACGGCCAGACCCGCGCCTGGGATGCGCCCGGCGGGCAACCGCCTCCGCGGGTACTCCTGCCGGTGGACACGGGGCCGCTGTCGCTCGCCGACTTGGAGCCCACCGCACTCCTGCCGGTGGCGGTCTACGACCTGCGGCTTGACGATTGCGGGTTCCCGTCGCGGGATGATGCCGGGGTGTGCCGGTACGAGTACAGGGGGATGTGGTGAGCAGCAGCCGAGGACTCACCGTGGCCGAGCGCCTGGCGCGGTACCACCACCAGCCCGCATCTTGGGCCGACAGCGAATACCTGGACGACTGGCACCAGACCCGCGCCCGCTGGTACGAGGTGACGCGGAGCTGGGCCGAACGCAACGCGCAGGCGTGGCCCGGCTGGTTCGATGCGTACACCCCAGCGCAGCGCCGCAGGCTCCGGAAAGCCTGGCACCGAAGCATGCGGCGGTGAGCGCGCCGGATGATCCCCGCTGGGAATGGATCAACGTCGGCACCGTCGAGGACCCGGACCAGTGGGTACGGGGCCGCTGCAACCACCTCAACACGGTCCCCGTGCAGCAGGCCAAAACGCTGGGCGGTGCCGTGGTGGCGCACCTGTGCACCGACTGCGACACCCAGCTGCCGCCGGAATGGCAGAGCGACGAGGTTGCACCGCCCGTAGGCTGACCCCATGGCCGCCGACCCGCGTGAGCACGCCCTCTCCCACCTAGAGTTGATCTTCTACGGGGACCTCGGCATGTGCGGCTGCGGCGTCCCCAACGACATGATCACGCTCGTGCGGGACCTGCTTGTCCTCGCCCCGTTCCACGAGGAGGAACGCTGGCGCGCCGCCCGTAACCTGTGCGGCATACCCGGCGCGTACCACTTCATCATCAGCGCGCTGACCAGGGCCGAGCTGCTGGAGCACGGCAGCGTCCTGGACGGGGCGTGGATCACGGCGAAGGGTCGGTGGTGCCTGGACGCGCTGCTGGCCTACCCGGACTGGGACGACGATGACGGGCCGGGGTATCCGCACGACGGCGGGGAGTGCACGGACGCGTGCTGGCGCGTACCGGCCAGCGAGGAGGCGCAGCGGTGACCGCCGGGCGCCCTCACCCCCACGTGGCGGTCACGGTCCCGCGACACCTGATGCCGCCCTCGCATTCCGCGTAGCCTCCGGTGCCGTACACGACCCAGGCGTCGGCCAGCGTCTCGAACACGGTGCCGTCGATGTCGGTGCAGGGCTGACACCGGTTACGGTCGTTGACCTCGCTGGCCCGCCATGCAGCGCGCGGCGCAGCCTCCAGTGTGGCCAGCCTGCCGACGTTCTGCGCCCGGTGCACGGCGCCCCCGAGCTGGTCCCGCCGGAACACACCCTTGATGCCGCGGAGCGCGCCCCGCACAGCGTTCGCGATCGTCCGCCCCGCAGCGCCCGGCGTGTACCTGCGCAAGGCTTCCTGCCCCGCCTGAGCGGCCATGTACCCGCCCAGCATGGCAGCCACCGCCGCAGCAATCCCGGCGAGCTCATCCCCGAACGCCAGCAACTGCCCAAGCCGCACCTTGGCCGTGAGCTCCTCGTCGACCTGCGGCGCCTCGACGTCCACGCCCTGCCTGCGGGCCTCGGCCGCCATGCGCTCTGCGGCCTGCTGTGCCGCGGCGGCGAGCGCACCCCTCAGTACGCCCGCCGCCTCCTCGCCGTCCACCACCAGCGCGGCGAGAGCCTCAGTGTCCCCGTCGTCCACGGCCTCCTCGACCTGGTCGGCGAGCTGGTCGATCCATGCGTCGTCGATGTCCTGCCACGCTTCGAGGAGGTCGGCAAGCGCGGCTTCGTGGTCTTCGCGGACCTGGTCCAGGTCCGCGTCGTCGCCTTCGCTGTCGTCGGTGGCGGCGGTGAGGGCGGGGCGTCGGGTGCGGTGCTCGCGGGCGAGGTCGAACACCGACACCGATCGGCCCGGCGGCAGCGCAGCAGCGGGGGCGGGGTGGTGGTGGATGTCCAACCGCGCCGCAGGACCGGGCGGCGGCACCGGCACGGGCGGCGGGCCAGCCGGGGCAGGGGCCAGCGCGTCAGGCGCCGGCACGCTGAGGTCCAGGTTGGCGCCGGCCCGGTTGCACACCTCCCGCGCCTCCTGCCAGGTGAGGACGGTGTTCACGCCGAGATAGATCGACTGCACCATGTCCGCCAGCTCACGCGGACTGATCGTGCCGTCCCCACCCACCTGCGGCGCAGCGGCCATCTCCGGCAGGCCGAGCGCCTCACGCACCGACTCCGGCTCGAACCCGGCATCAATGAACAACCCCGCCGCCCGCGCCTTGCCCTCCAGCTCCTTCGCGTCCAGCTCGCGGTCCGCTGGCGTCGGGTCGTCGAAGTCGAACTCCAACGCCCTCGCGGTGTCCTTGCCGAACATGGGGAGCAGCTGGTGGTTCAGCGCGCCGCGGAGCGCCCGCAGATCCGGCACGAGCGTCCACCGCGAGAACATGACGTCGGCGGCTTCCATGTTGGCCCGGTTGGCGTCGTCGACCGTGCCCAACATCGGCTTGGGGAAGCCCATGCCCTCCCGGATGACCTCGCGGGATGCGGCGCTGGACTCGACGAACTGCATGTCCCGCTGGGAGACGGTGCGGTCCTTCCACTGGCCGTGCTCCAGGATGGCGACCTTGTGGGCGTTCGCTACGCCCTTGTGCTGCTCGTTCCAGCGCTCGCGGAGCTCGTTGAACTCCGGGTCGGACAAGTGGTTGGGGACCTCGATGATCCCGCCCGGTTCGGCGCCGTTGATGAAGTAGTTCCGCAGCCACTCCTTCGAGTACCGGTCGGCGTCGATGTCGGTGAGGAGCGGCTGGATCGGGGAGATCCCGCGGTAGGGGTCGCGGGGGTGCGGGGTGCGGATGAAGATGACATCTTCGAGGCGTAGTGCGATCTGCTGCCCGTCCGGGCCGGTGTACATGTAGCCGGACAGGAACTCTGTCGGGTGCGGAACGGGCTGCATGCGGTCGGGGCGTACCGTCCACAGTTCCAGCGGCAGCGGCGAGCGGGGGTTGCGGCCGATGACCCACCACTGTTCGCCGGTGAGGCCCTTGTGCTGGGCGCCGGCCTCGACGAACACCTCGCGGGTGTGGAAGGGGTTCGGGCGGTTCCACACGTCCAATGCGGCGTGGCTGGTGACCTCTGTGCGGTCTTCCTTCCGGCCGGATGCGGCTTTGCGGTAGAGGTGCCATTCGACTCCGGCCAACGCTTTGGCGGAGCGGCTGACGATGGCGTGGACGGTGCCGACTTGCTCCATGGCCCGCATCTGCGCTTCTTGCCCGGTGGGCTGGAGGAAGGGCAGGGACAGGCGGCCGGTGGCGCGGGAGGCGTAGGGGACGGGGGTGCGGTTGAGGAGTGCGCCGAGTGGTGACCTCATCGCGGGCCGCCCTTCCCGTTGTCGTCGGTCAGGAACTCCAGCACGAGGATCGATACGCCCATGGCTCCGAGGCCGGGCGCTACGCCCCACGCTGTCCACGCCGCTGCGGTGAGCGTGCCGAAGCCGCAGGTGGACATGAGCGCCGTTCGGGCGGCGGTGAGGCGGGTCACGATGCGGCGCATGCCGCAAGTATGCCCGCGGGGCGTCCTCACCCGTCAGCCCCGCTCTCCGGCCGGAACACGGCCAGCCCCGTCACCCCCTCCATGAACGCCACTCGCACGCCCGGCAAGCACTCCTGCGCCTGTTCGGTGAACCGTTGGGCGTCCGCCTCGGTCTGATGCTTCTCGAAGCAGACGAGCAGCACATCGCCCGCGCGCACTACCGGCACATTGCTCAGCATCACAGCCACCTCACTCGTGTACGACCGGCGGAAAAATAGGCTAAAAGGAGTGCGTCCGCATTATCCGGACTCCTGCCCAGCCGCTTGCGGATCTCGTCTTTCGGCTCGACCCGGATCCGGCCTTGCGCGTCCACGTCCCAGCGCGGTTCGAGGAGCTGGGCCACCGTCGCGTCGGCGTTGTCCATGACGGACAGGTCCCAGCCGTGGCGTTCGGACAGTCCGCGGCCGACCTCCCACCACAGTTCGGCGCGGAGGTTGAGGTACTTGTCGGGTCGGCTGGATTTCTCGGCGACGTTGACGGCGACGATGCTCGCGGCGTGCTCGTTGCGGTTGGCGGCGTTGCGGAGTTCGCCGATGACGCCGAAGCCGACACCGATGGAGTCGATCTTGACGCGGGTGGCGCCGGACTCCTTGATGGCGGCGATGACCATGGGGGCGATCTTCTCGGGGCGGTCGGTGTGTGCCCGCCATTCGCGGCCGGCGCGGATGCCGCGGCGTTCGCGGATGACGGTTTCGTCTCCGCCGCCGCCGACGTCGACGCCGAGTTCGACGGGTTCGAGTTGGTCGTGTGGGGTGCGGGTTTCGGGGTTGATGCGGCACGCGGCGAGGTCGGACCCGCGCACCACCTGCGACGGGGAGTCTGCGGAGAACTCTCCGAGGACCTTGCTGCGGTAGAGGGGGTTGTCCTCGCCCCACTCCTTCAGCTTCTCCTCGACCCAGGCGGGGCCGACGAGGGCGGCAGCCACGTCGGGCGGGACGTGTTCGCCAGTGAGGTTCGGGGAGTCGTAGGCGGAGATGGCCAGGCTGTTCCAGCCGGATCCGGGGGCGCAGACGCGGCGGAACGCCGAGGATGGGTTGTCTGGGTTTCCGATGGCCAGCAGCCTGCAGTCCGGGCCGGTGGTGAGCGCGTCGGCGGCCACCCACAGCTGTTCGGGGATGCCGCACGCCTCGTCCAGCAGAACGAGGACGTATTGCGCGTGGATGCCCTGGAACGCCGATTCGTCGTGGTCGGCGGGCTTGCGGCCGTAGCCGACGAGTTCGTCGTCTAGGTGCCATTCGGTCTGGTTGACGCGGCCGGGGAGGTTGCCTGCCTTGTGGTTGCGGCGGATGTAGCGCCAGAGGATGGCGCGGACCTGGGCGAAGGTGGGTGCGGTGCTCACCACGAAGGCGGTGCCGGGTGGGTGGGTGTCGAGCCACCAGCAGGCGACGAGTGCGGCGGTGTGGCTCTTTCCTACGCCGTGGGCGCTGCGGACGGCGGTGCGGCGGTTGTCGCGGACGGATTCCATGATCTGGGCCTGTTTGGACCAGACGGTTTGTCCGAGGCGTTCGCGGACCCACAGGACGGGGTCGGTCCCGTAGCGGGCGGCGCGTTCGCTGACCTGGCGGCGGTCGACGCCGCTGCGGACTTGGTCGAGGAGGGCGCGGAGTTGGCGGGTGTCGCCGGCGCGGATGAGCTGCCCGACTTGCTGGCGGGCGTGGTCAGTGCTCGGTGGGCTGGTCATCGCTGGCCGGGGTGGCGTGGTCGAGGAGGGCGAGGATTTCGGCGCCGAGTTGTTCGGCTTCGACGGAGACGCGGCTCGGCGCGTCGAGGCCGAGGAGTTTGGCGCGGCGGTCCATGACGCGTAGGGCGCGGTCGATGGCTTGGAGGGCGGGTGCGTCGTCTTCGATGGGGGCGCCGGTGTCGTCTTTGACGATGCGGCCGTGGGAGACGGTGAGGTGTTGGCGGCGCAGCACGGTCATGGCTTCGGCGTACAGGACGTCGAGGCGTTCGAGTTCCATGCGGCGGACGGCGTCGGTGGGTTCTTGGAGGGTGGTTTGTAGGGCGCGGTCGACGGCGTGGTGGGCTTCGCCGCGGTCGGCGTAGCCGAGGGTGTCGGCGATCTGTTGGTAGGTGTAGCCGTTGGCGCGCATGGTGCAGGCTTCGGCGGCGCGGTCGGTGGTGGCGGGGTTGGGGACGTAGCGGCCGGTGTTGGGGTTGCGGGGTCGGTCTTGGCCGTTCATGGGCTGCGCCTCCGTCCTGTACTGATGGTGGTACTGGGGTGTGGTGTTGGGTACAGGGTCGCATGACCGGTCACGGGTGCGGCCCCGTGCTGGTGGGTGACGGGGCCGCAGGGCGTGTGGTCAGGCGGTCAGCCGCTCTCTTCGCTGATCTTGTCGCCGAGGTCCCGCAAGTCTCGGCACAGCGCGGAGTGCTGGCCGGGCCAGCGTCGTTCGATCAGTTCGGCGGCGTCGAGGAGCAGTTCGCGCGCCTCGTAGTCCTCTTGGCTCGTGCCGCTGTGCTTGTATCCGCTCACTGCTGCGCCTGCCATTCGCGCACATACGTGTCCGCCTTGCCTTCGTGTGCTGCTTCCTCTAGCGGCCAGTCGAGCAGCGCGCATAGGGCTTTCCGTAGGCCGATGATCTCGCCGATCATCTGCGCGTGGCCGATCACTGCCGCGTTCGTGTAGTCGCCCAGGGTGCTGTCGTGCATGTCCTGCGCGCGCCGGATCTCCCGGCAGATGGCGTCGATGGCCTGCTGGTCGGCGCTCACCGCTGCACCTCTGGGTCCATCGGCCGAAGCCTCATGAACGTCAGCGACAGGGCGGCAGCGCGCAGCCCGCGTGCCGAGCGAATGCGGCGTTCCGCCTCCGCCCGGTGCTCCGGCTGCGGCCCGCCCGGGTGCGTGAACGCCACGTGGACGAGATCGCCGGGCGTCATCTCGGTGAGGGGCGCAGCGGTGGGAGTGCGGCGGTGGCGGGCGACCTGGTGGAGGGCGCGGGTGGGGTCTGGGTAGCTGCTCACGGCTGGGCTGTCTCCTCGGGCTCGGGATAGTCGGGGTGGTCGGCGTAGGGAAGCGCCATCTCCCACACGGTCTGTTGGGCGAAGTGCACCAGCATCGGGCTCGCGGACAGCATCGCTTCCTCGCAGCGGACCAGCGTGCGCCGCTTGGCCTCGATCTCGCGGAGTACCCGCGCCGGATCATGCCGGGCGATGTACTGGGCGTCGTGCACGGAGGGGTACACGTCCTTGCTGGCCGACGGCAGGATCATCTGCGGCGGGCGAACCGCGGTGGACACGAGCGCCTGCGTCACGCTGCCGCCCGGATCGATCCACGCCCAAGGTCCAGGAGCCGCCGCCCGCGCGGTCTGCTTGTCGTCGTCGAGTCGGGCGCGTAGGAACGCCGCGAGGTCTGCGGTCACCGCTGCTCTCCGATCTCCTTGATCAGCGATTCCAGTTCGGCGACTAGGTTCGGGTGGGTGCCGGGCCAGCGCTCCTCGATGAGCGATGCTGCTTCCCATAGCAGTTCGCGCGCTTCGTAGTCTTCGCGGCTCATGCCGCTGTGCTTGTACCCGCTCACCGCTGCGCCTCCTCGGTGGCGTGGGCGGCCAGGTGGTCGATGAGCGCCTGCTCGGTCTGCTCCGCTACTCGCCGCGCGGCCTGACCGGCAATAGACGTAATCGCCTCGGACAGGTTTCGGGCGTCCGGGTCTGGGGCGATCCCCGCTGCGTCCGTGAGGCTGGGCGGGGGCACGTCGTGGTGCCAGCCGCATTCGAGGGGGCACAGGTAGCGGGTGGTGCCTGGTGCGGGGGTGGTCGGCTGGTTGGTCATGGGTTTCATCCTGTCGTGTCGTGGTCGGTGGTGAGGGCGAAGGGTGCGGCGGGCTTCTGTGGGCTCTGGCGGCCGTGTGGTGGGCGCCGGGTGTGCCGCGGCCCCGCCCGGTGCATGCCGGGCGGGGCGGGAGGGGCAGGGGTGGCGGTCAGGCGGTCAGGCGCTCCTGGGCCAGCCTCCGCATCTCCTCGCGCACCTTGCCGGACGCCACGTCGGCTACGGCGTCGGTGACGCAGTCGAGGCAGCGCAGGTCGGCTGCTCCCTGGTCCCGGTCGGGGGTTCCTTCGTCGGCGGTGCGGAACCATACGCGGCTGTTGGTGTGGGTGAGGAGGCCGACGACGGGGCCGCGCCCGCACTCGCAGTAGTCCGGGTTCTCGTCGACCTCGTGCAGCCGCCTGATCACGACGCTTCCGGGGCGATCAGGGCGGCCACGACCTTGGCCGCGCCTGCGACCCGCTCTGCGCGGGAGGGCTGGGTGTCGCCTGGGGCGTAGTAGTTGAACCAGGCCGCGATAGCCGCTGGCCCTTCCGTCTGGATCTTCTCCGCGAGCTGGTGGGCGTGGGCGCGCAGGAGTTCGTCGAGCGCTTCGGGGTGGAAGAGGGCGCCCTTGATGTCGTCCACCAGCTCTTTGAAACGGTCCTCCTGCCCGCTCACTGCTGCGCCTCCCGCTTCGGGCAGGTGCGGGGGTCTTCGCCGTCGCAGGCTTCGCACCAGTGCTGGACGATGTCGAGCGGGGCTTTGCATAGGCAGTCGCCGCCGGGGCATTCCGAGAGTCCCCACATGCTGCCTGGGCAGCCGTGGACGAGGTGCCAGCGCAGCTCAACCCAGCCGGGCGGGTACTGCACGCCGCAGTCGACACAGGAAGGCCAAGCGTCCCTCTCGTCGGGGGCGGTCGGGACGGGGAACGGGTCGGTGGTCATGGCCAGGGGTTCTCCTTGCGTGTGGCGGGGTGGGTCAGGTGAGCCGGATCCGCTTGTGCCGCTTGTTGGCTTTGTTCTCACACGGGTCGCAGAACCACCAGCCGGATTCCGTCGGGCCCGGCAGGCGTCCGCCGCACTTCTCGCAGGTTGCGGTGGATGCGCGGCGGATCTGCAGGTACGCGTCGTGGGTGTCGGGGCCGCCGTAGCCCTCGAGGGTGTCGAGGGCGGCGTCGACCCGGGCGAGACAGGCTCGCGCCTCGGTCAGCTGGTCGAGCAGCCAGGGGACGTCCTCGCGGGCGTGGCCGATGAATGCGGCGTCATCCTCGGTGTAGACCTTCGCGGTCGGGTTGCATTCCTCGCCCTCGGCTGCGCCGTCGCCGATCACGATGAACCCGTCCCAGCCGGGGATGCGTTCCTGGTCGTGCCAGCGGACCCACGGCCCTTCGGTGGCGGCCTGCTCGCGGGCGCGGATGGCTGCGAGGCGTTCGTCGGCGGTCACCGGAACGCCTCCGGGCCCTCGTTGTACCTGTACGCGTCCTCCGGCGGTTCGGGCTCGCGCTGGGCGCCGTCCTCGTGGATGCGGCCCATGGCGAGGTCGTCCTTGTACTCCTGCCAGTAGTCGCGCTCTGGCTCGCCGGTCTCGAAGTCGGTCATGGTTTCTCCTGGTTTCTGGTGGTTTATTATCCTGTGTTTGCGGGCTTGATCGGTAGCTGTTTGGCGGTGTTCCCGCAGGTCACGGGGTGATGCGGGTCACCCGGGGGCCGTGGTCAGGTTCCGTCGTCCAGGCTTGCGGCGACGGCTCCCCATCCGGCGACGGTGGTGTCCGTGCCGGGCAGGGGTCGGATCATGCAGCCTCGCCCCCGAGAGCCGTCAGCATGTCGGCATCCTCTGCAGGGTCCGCGCTCGCGGGTTTCAGTAGCGCGTGCAGATTCCGGATCTTGTCGTCCCGACTGCCGGTCACTTCCCGGTGCCGCACCCATGCCGGCTGCTCAGGGCGCGGTGGCCCGGTGCGGGCGAAGATGCCGATCGCAAGTTCCTGCTGCACCCCGGGAAAGATCCGGGTCTTGATGGGCGACTGCATGCCCTCCGGCGTCAGGTCGATGACGAACCCCACGTCCGCAGCTTCCCGCAGCCGGGCGCGCATGCCTGCCAGGGCCTGGCTGACGAGGTAGCCGGCGGGGGTGAGCAGCGCCACCACGGACGGGGTGAGGCGGGTCTCGAACGCCTGCCACATCGCCCACCGCCAGAAGTACACGTACAGGCTGTTCAGGCTGTATTCGATGCGGCCCTGCCCGGCCACCCGGAATTCGTCCAGGGAGGGCCGCCACAGCTCATCCGCGGTCCGCGGCTGGCCGGGCCCCGGCCGACGGGCCTCGATCCACGGCGCTGCGCCCCTGGCCTTCTCCCGGTAGGGCGGGTTGCCGACGACCGCCAGCGGCCCAGTGTGGCGGGCCAGGGCGGGCGGGAGGTCTCCGGCGAGGGCGTCACCGACGATGATGTTGTCGTCGAGCCAGTCGATCTGCGCCGCGCCACCGGTGACCAGCCAACAGGCGGCCTTGGCCAAGTCGACCGCCACCGGGTCGATGTCGATACCGAACATGCAGCGCCGCATCACCTCGGGCAGCACCTCGTCCACCAGGTGCGCGGGCGGGTGCTGGCCGCCGCACAGCAGCCCGGCGTAGCGGTAGGCCAACCGCCGGGCGGCGGCGAGCAGGAACACCCCGGCCCCGCACGCGGGGTCAATCACCGCGGTCGCTAGGGCGGTCTCGGGTGGGCCGTACAGGTTCAGCGGGGGCAGGGTACCCAGAGCGGCGGTGGTGATGAAGTCGGCGACCGGGGACGGGGTGTACCAGACGCCCGCCTTCTCTCGCTCGGCCGCGGGTAGCAGGAGTTCACGCAGGGTGCCGAGGTCTTCCACGCCCCAGCCGGACAGGCCCCCTAGGTCCTTGATGCGCTTGTTTACCCGCTCGGCAGCGTCCTTGAGTGCCAGCGGGACGGGCCAGGGCGCGGGGAGACCCCGGGCCACGGCCGCCTCATTGACGACGAGGCGCATGATCTGCTGGTCTCCGCCTGCTGCGGATGCTTCTGCGGCGAGCCCGGCCGCCGCCCTTACCGGGATCACGCCGCATCCTTCGCAGGCTTGGACTGGCCTTTGATCAACCGGGACAGTCCGGTAACCGTGAGCCCACACTCGGCCGCCAGCGCTCGCAACTTCTCGCCCGCGTAGTACCGCTCCCGGTATCCGTCAACCTGGGTGGCGGTCAACCGCCGACGGCCTAGGTGCCTGCCGTCACGGGAACGAACACGCCGATCGGTACGCCACTGCCGCGATGGCTTCTCGCCCTCATGCCAAGCCTTGAAGAACCGGCGACGGCCGGTGGAAACCAGAACCTGGAACGTACCCTTGGCTACTCCGCAAGCTGCGGCTGCCTGCTCGTAGTCGCCCGTAGCGGCCAGAGCGGTCAGGGCGCGCTGCTCGCTCGGCCGCAGGAGCGGCCAGATCTGTCCCAGCGCGTGCCGCTCCACAATCCGCGGCTCCGGCGACGGTGTGTACGTCGGGCCCCAGTAGGCGTGGAAGCGGGGCATAGGCTGGCCGATATTGAGAGTGCACCGGCCGTGGGTGCGCATCTCGTCCCGCACCAGCACATCCGACGCTTCGGTGCCGACGCGTAGGAGTTCACCCCGGGTGGGCGGCTCATCTGCGGTTAGCAGGCGTTCGACGATCGCAAACCACACGGCGTCGCGGCGCTCGTCGAGGTCTCCGGCCACCGCCCACCGGTCGAGGCGGATCACCAGCTGGGTGAGGCGGTGGACATCGGCGAGGGTGTAGCCGTGCTTGACTTCGCCCACCAGCGGGCGGGACGGCGGGGAGAGATCGGGCTCCTCGACCGGTTGCAGGGTGAAGGTGGCGGCGGTCGCGCCGTGGCTGGTGATGCTGCCGGTAAGCGTGCCCGGGTCGATGCGGACGTCGACTCGGGTGGAGGCGAGGAATCCGCGGGCGTGGTGGTGCACTTGCTGTGCGAGGGCGGCCGGGGAGTCGCCGGTGACGCGACGTTCCGCGCCGTCATCGTCCGGATGGTGGAGGTGGAGCCAGTAGCCGGGCATCACATGGTCCTCGCGGGTTAGGCGTAGAGCAGGTCGTCGTCGGTGAATGGGTTGGTGAAGCCGGCGCCGGGGTGGGTGCCGACGTGTCCGTCGGGGCCGCCCCATTCGTTGAGGTTGTGGGTGCCGCGCCGATTGAGGCGGCGGATGCAGGTGTAGCCGTCGCGGCTCATCAGGCCGCATTCGCCGTCGCGGGCTTCGGGGTTGCGGAAGGGCTCCTTCGGGCGCTCGAAGGTGATGCCGGCGTCGTCGAGGGCCTGTAGGTAGTCGGCGACGGCCTCACCGAACAGCTCGCTGGAGCGATCGGCCTCAATCTCGGTGAGCACTGCGGTGCCGGGGCCGGAGCACTGCTCACGGCGGGCGTCGCGGATGGTGCCGCAGGAGGACCACGAGGCGCCGATTTCGACGGTGGCGCCGCAGTCGCCGCAGGTGCCTTCGAAGGCGAGGGCTGTGCCGGCGGGGCGGGGGCGGCGCTTCCAGGTGAGGGTGTGGCCGAGGGCGGCGGTGCGCTCGGTCATGTCCTGTTTGGCGGGGGTCCACCACTGCTGACGTGCCATCACGCTCTCCTTAACCCTACTCTCTTGGGTTAAGAATACCCTACTCTGTTGGGTGTGGGTAGATATCTGACGACGAAGCAGGCCGCCGAACTCCTCGACGTCGACGAGCGCACGATCTACTACTACGTGCGCGACCGGCTGCCGAAGCCACCCAAGACCAAAGGCACCGGATTCCCCGAACCCAAACGCTTCGGCCGCACGATGATGCACGACGAAGACGAGATCCTCGCCTGGCGCACAGCCCACCCAGCCCGCACCCGGCACAAGCCGACCGAGGAGGGCTGACGGCCCACTCACGACCCGGTCCCGTCGTCGAGTCGCCGCGCGACCGCTGCCCACCCGGCCACATTGGCGTCCGTGCCGGGCAGCGGCCGGCTGTCGGTGCCGGTGGCGGGTCGGCCGTAGAAGTCGAGGTCGTACACGGACTGGTCGGTGGGGCACTGGTACGGCTGGTGCCCGCGGGCGCGTTGCCGTGCGCGGGCGAGGACGCCGGCGTTGTGGCTGGCGGTGTCCTGCCGCAGGCTGGCCCGGGTGGGCGCCATGTCGGGGTGGCACTGCTGGCAGCGGACGCTGAGGCGGAAGTCGCCCTGCTCTTGGTCGCGGGTGCGGGTGATCGGGTCGCAGTCGGGGTCGCCGCAGTGCGGGGGCTTCGCGGGCCGCTGCGGGGCAGCGGCGGGCGTTGGGGCGGTTTCTGTGCGCCACGCGTCGGCGAGGTCGGGGAGGTCGCCGTTATCGCGCACGGTGCGCCACCAGGCGCCGCTGCGGGGTTCGTGGACGGCCGTGACCCAGTCGAGGAACGCCGTCTCGTCCTCGCCGTCGCTGAGGACGGCAGCGGCACGGATCACGCGCTGGGCGGTGGTGAGGGCGGGCTTGGAAGGCGAAGCCTCGATCTCTCTCTCATCAGCAGCAGCGGACTCGGCGCGCGGCTCAGGCGACGGCGGAGAAGAGAGATGATCCTCTGTGCTCTCAAGATAAGAACTGCTCTTTATTCCTCTGCCATTTTTGGCAGAGGGGTGGCTGCCACTTTTGGCAGGGCGGTGACTGCCAGATTTGGCAGGCTCCCCCGAGTGGTTGCCATTTTCGGCAGGCACCGATGGTGAGGGTTCCCGGTCGAACTCGAACGGCTTGAACGGCGCGAGGGCGTATCGGTTGCTGCTGCGCCCCTTCGGACTGAACCCGGCGTCCCACGTGAGGGCTCCCGCGCTCCGGAGCGCCTGGAGGAGTCGTGCGATGGTGCGCTCGCCGAGCCCGGTCTCATCCGCGAGTGTGGCGCAGGAGGGAAAGATCCTCTCCCTCCAGGCGTAGTGCCGGTGGATGTGGGCCCACAAGATCGCGGCCGGGGCGTTGACCGGGCTGGCCGGGTCGTACACGGCGTCGAGCAGGTACGTCGGCAGCGGGGTGAACCAGTAGCCGCGCCCGGCCGGGCGCGCGCCCTCAGGGGTGCTGTCTGGGGACGCTTTGGGTA